GTGCTTACCGATACCAAATTAAAAAACCTCAAGCCGAAAGAGAAACTCTATAAAGTTACAGATCGTGATGGACTGTATGTAGCCGTGCTCACGTCAGGCAGCATCTCGTTCCGCTACGACTATCGAATCAATGGGCGCCGGGAAACGCTTGTCATTGGTCAGTATGGCCGTGACGGTATATCGCTTGCCGAAGCCAGGCAAGAATTGGTTGATGCAAAAATACTCCTGAAGTCAGGAGTATCGCCTGCTGCAGCAAAGCGTGACGGTATTAAGCAACTACGTGGTCAGGAAACTTTTGCGGTACATACCGACAGTTATATGAAGCATGTCGTTCTCGCCGACAGTACGCGCGATATGAAGCAGGCCGTTATCGACAGGGATATTCTTCCTGCTCTGGGTAACAAGCTGATGGGTGAGATCAGCACCAGGATGGTGAGGGATCTGTGCGACAGGATAGTCGAACGTGGCGGGCGGGCGACAGCAGTACAGGCAAGAGAGATTATCAGCAGCGTTTATCGCTATGCCAACGACCGCGGGCATGGTTTTTTCAACCCGGCTGCGGATATAAAGCCAAGCGCTATTGCCACATTCAAGCCGCGTGATCGTTGCCTGAAGCCTGAAGAAATTGGCGTGCTGTTCCGCGCACTTGATACCGTCAGCACATTGCCAACGCTCAAGCTGGCGGTAAAGCTAATTCTTATCACCATGGTGAGGAAAGGTGAATTCACTCTGGCCACCTGGGGTGAGGTTAATTTCGCAAAATCGACGTGGACTATTCCCGCCGGCAGAATGAAGGCGAGCCGTGAGCATGTTATCTATTTGCCGTCACAGGCTCAGGATCTGATGGTTGGCCTGCAGATGTGTGCTGGTGGAAGTGATTACCTGTTGCCTGGAAGATACAGCACCAGTAAGCCGCTTTCTAATGCGGCGCTGAATTCAGTTATCGATCGGGCGGTGGCGGCAGCTACAGATGCTGGTGAAAGCATACAGCCTCTCACCGTTCACGACCTTCGCCGCACGGCCAGCACCCTGCTGCATGAGGCAGGATTCCCGTCTGACTGGATAGAGAAGGCATTGGCGCATGAGCAGAAGGGCGTCCGTGCAGTGTACAACCGTGCTGAGTATTCGCGGCAGCGCGCGTACATGCTGCAGCAGTGGGCTGATATGATTGATGCATGGATAAGCGGGGAGCATTACGACCTGGTGCCGTTCTCCCCGTCTGCGTTTGAAAAATGGATGGATGGGAAGTAAAGCCGCCGGCTGGCGGCTATACGAATACGTCAATCGGATCTCCGTGAGATAAGGCCGCCTCGTTTGCTTCGCGTCTCATACTCAGAAATGCGCCAACCGGATCCCAGCTATTTAGTATGGTGTCCAGTGCATTTCTGCTGTGACATGTCACAAGGCGTTCTTTTAACTTAACAGCACAGCCGCGAATGTTTGCGCGAGTCGGGCCAGCCATTTTCATGCACAGGCATAATGTGATTAGCATGTCCGCGTATTCATCGGCGGCTGCATTGAGCACCGCCGGATCTATTCGTTTCTTTAATGCATTGATTTGGTGCTTGGTGCTCATCAGTTAACCTCATTAAATGCGGTGCACGTTAGTCTGTCATCGTGAAGTTTGTGGCAGTACGGACATTCCCTTAGATGCTCGTATGCATGGTTCAATACAATGACGGACTGGTGAGGTAGCAGCGCTGTACCTTTCGCCAGCAGCTCACGAAGAAAAGTAACCATTGCGTTTGCTGAATCACGCTGCTCTCGGTAGCGCTCTGCATCTCTCTGCAGGCGAAGGATTTCACCATTGCGCTGATTGATAACGGCGCGGGCCTCTTCAAGCTGGCGGATCATGGATGGCTCATCGTAGATATTCATGCTGCCTCCGTATTCACTACCGGTATTGCGCAGCCTGGCAGCAGTTCAATCGCCGGCGCCGCGCACTGATTCCCCCACACATCGAAACCGTGCGATGACTGGCGGGCGAAAAGCTCAATGCGTGAGACATCGCCCAGCAGTTGCACCAGTTTCTCCCGTATTACGTCAGGCTTGCGGGAGTTCTCCAGGCGCGGCGCCGTGACGTGCTGACAGATAGAGGCATCCATGCGCGCCGGCAGTTTCCCACGTACCGCAAACAGGCAATCTTCACTGTTCGCCCGGGTCATATGGCCCATGCCGATCGCACTGTTACCTTTGTGCTTGTTCGTCTTGTGCCAGGTGAATCCCTTCATGGTCATAAGCTTGAATCCCCACGCTTCAACAACTTTCAGCGCCTCAACCGGCTGAGTGGGCACCCACCACATCGCCAGCAGACAATCGTCGGCGGCGAGCTCCCAAACCGGCAACCTGCAGATATCCAGTACATTCATCACCGGGTATTTGAACCCGGCGCCGCGGTTGCCGTCTGCGGCTTTATCGCGGTATACCCAAGGCGGATCCGCATAAATCAGAGTGTACTTAGTCATAAACCACCCCGCGGCAACCTATCCCGTTGTATTCTCCACGGCGCAACTTCATACTTTTGGTAATGCACTGCTCGCGGCGGATGGCGATCCTTGCTCTTTCCACTTCAGTTTGCGCGACATCGAGGCATTCAAGCCAAAGTCGTGATGCGAGTCGAAACTGCCCGCGCTCTTCGCGTGAGATGGCGCGCCGTTCTATTTCCAGAGCTGCCGGCGATTCGGCGACTACCTTCAATGATCTGCGCGGCGCGTAGCCGAGATGGTACTTCTGCAATCTGGTTAATTTGCTCATCTTATCCAGCCTTTTACGAATATGACCGCCAGCAGAAATAGCCAGGCGGATACAGCGGCCAGGTACCAGTACCACCCTGACCACTTTTCCCAATGGCGCGCTATCGCCTTCATGCCGCGGAACTCACCGGGCGATAAACTCTCTGATCAACCGGTGGCTTTTTTCCTGTGTATACCTCAGGGCTATTGGCCTTTCTTTCATCAAGCCATTTTTCAACTTCTTCCTGAGTCCATGCACAGCGACGGTCGGTGATATACCAACGCTTAGGGAATTCGCCTGCAGCCTCCAGGCGGTCAATCGTGCTCCATGACAGTGGCACCACCGCCAGGAGTTCCTTCTTACCTAAAGCACCTTTCATAAAAACCTCTCTTTGATACAGGTGCGGCGCGCGTGGCGCCGCGGTGGTGGTTACATCGGAATTTCGTTAAGTTCGTCGCGTCGGATGGTGTACACGTCCGTTGCTTTCGCCAGGCGCTCATCATCATTGGCTAGGTTTTTGGCAACGTATTTGTATGCCTTATCCAGATCAGCAATGGTGTTGTAGTTCATTGCTGCATCATTGAATGCTGTCAGCATTTCATCTGGATCACGGTCATCTGCTTTGCGCTGTCGATCTTCCTGGCTTTGCTCTGGCTTCGTGTTGATCAGTTTGTTCATGCCTGACGCAGTTGCTGGTGCTGGAGTAATGTCACGCTCAACGCGCGGCTGCGATTCCTGCAACTCATCCGGTGTGTAGACGCCAAGGAGAACATCAGGGGCATGCAGACGGGCCCAGCGCTTAACGCACAGGTAAGCCAGTTGCTGGCGCGGGTCCTGTTCCCACAGGGGGGAATTACGGACGCCGGCCTGAGCCATGCTAATGGTCAATTCACGCGGTTCTGACTCTCCTTTGAGAATTGCCGAAACAGTGACGGTTAGTGATGGTGACTTATCGCTCTTTCCGTTTACCTTCGACCAGTCGCCATCCCAACGGTAATTCAGGCGGGTGGCAAGCAGGTTGGAAGACGAAACAACGGCGTTAACCAGTTGCGCTTCATAGCCCAGCGTGCCGTTTACAACATGCGTTTTCTGCGCTACCGCGAACGGGTTCATTCCCCACTGCGCCGCCTGCATTGTTACCGCCAGGCAGTCAGCAGGTTTTCCTGCAAGGTGCTGCGGAACGGTTGCCTTGCTGTCCGCCATCAGAGTTGCAAAGCGAACAAGACGATCCATGCCTTCAGGGCTGAAAATAGCCGCGGCGGTTCCGACGGTAGCGCCTGGCTGAGAGGTGATTGCGATATCGTTGCTCATACGTACATATCCTGTTTGCGTGCCCACTCAGGGCGTTTAATAATTTCCACGCCACCCCATTCATCTGAAAGGCGACACTGGTGATAGGTATTCAGATCCCGGCGGAACAGCGCCATGCCAGCATCAACATCTGGTGCGTCAAGTTCGAAAACGCGTACCGGGTATCGACCGCAGTCGATCGTTTCGCTTACTGCCAGGAAGAAGAATCCGTGTGGTTCACCAGTTACTTTCTGCGCACCTTCCCGGTACATGGCATCCTGAACGTGGTAACGAAACTCCTCGATGTGGCGGGCGAAGCGGTCCATATCAGCCACTTTCTTCACGTCGACAATCACGTTGTGCTCGTTGAGCCACTTATCAGGACGGATTCGGCACAACTCGCCGGTCTCATCGTCGTTCCAGTACATCGATGTTTCGCAGAAACCTGGCGCTTCAAGCATCCATCGCGCCGCCGGGTGAGCCATGGCGCTTTCGCGCATAAGTTTCAGTTTCCTGCCTTGTTCGGCGTCCATCACCGTCATTCCCTTGTCAGCAACATCTTTCATGAACGCTTCTTCGTCAGCTTTCCCCTGGTTAGTCCGGCGGTTGAATTGCGGCGCCACGATGAAACGCTTGTCGAATTCTTCCGGCTCAAGCAGCAGGCAGTGCAGGGCGGTACCCATATCCAGCGCAGATTTTTTCTCTTCATCCTCCGGCGCCGCTTTTACCCATTTCAGCAGGGCAGGGTTTTTTGCAACCATATCCAGTTGCGACTTACTCACGCCGTCACCGGCGTGGTAATCCTCGTTGCTGATATCGTGATAAATGCCTGGTTTCATTGCTTTACTCCGATCTTCCCACACAGGCATCTGATAGCTTCACCATGCGATTTTCCTATCAGGTCAAAATGTGATGGTCTGATTTTTATCCATCCACGGCGTTCGAGCTCAAGAGCAAACCAGTGAACTGTTGTTCTCCGAATTCCTAACATAGCTGCAATCTGCGAATAGCTAAATGTTCCCATTGTTAGTAATTGGTATAGAGTTGGTTTCATGCCGCCGTCCTCGCGCTGTCGATCTGGTCTGCTACATCCCATTTGCCAACGATACCGGTCAGTTCGCTGATGAATGCCGCCAGTGATTCTTCAAACTCCACGCTTTCTACCGCGGCATTGATGATTTCCTGACGGACGCCAGCGCGGCGCAGATTGTCGAATGCCGGAAGCAGGTATTCAGTTTTCAGAGTTTCCTGCAGTTCAACCTGGCGTTCGTGAAGCATCTCGGCGACGCGGTAGTCGCGATCAAAACCAGCCATGATTTTTTGCAGGTTGCGTTGCTGTTGAGTTGAAATCATTTGCTCACCCCCATATCCATTTCAGTCCTGGCCGCCAGCTTGTTAACGAATGCCCAGCTAATGGCCTCTGTCAGCGTGCGAAGCTTCCAGCTCATCAGCCCGCATGCCGTAACGCAGTACCAACCGTTGATGATCTTCCACTGCATAATTTGTTACCTCGGTCTGTTACCGATGAGGTAATAATTATCCGTATGTGATTTGAAGTCAATAGATATGAACGTAAAAAATTACCCGTCGGGTAATAATTCAGGCATGAAAAAAGCCGCTCAATGGCGGCTTACTTGTTGTTTATTATGGGATTATTGATGAGGCTTTTCGTGCTTAACAATCACGAAATCAATGTAGTTTTCGATCGCCATCTTGTCGGACTCAGGTAACAATTTGTACCTGGCTCGGTCATAATCGATGGCTGCCGGGTCATCTGGTGGCAGCAAAAGCTCGTAGGCATGGCGCCCGAACGGCTCAGCCAGCGCCGCCAGGTTGGTGATGGATATGCTGGCCTCGTTGTTGAGGAACCTGTTAATTGTAGACTGACTGACGCCAGATTCTTCCGCCAGGCGCTGTTGCGATGACAGGTTTCGGTTCTCGCTCATCCAGCGTTTAAGGTTCCAAGATGCCAGCTTGCCAATCTCTCCGAAGTCGACATCCTGCACCTCTTCATGTACTGGCATGAATTTATCGATGTCGAGCCAGTTGGTCGGCTTGTTAGCGGCCTTCTCAATTTTACGTGCAGCCACGTCGCCAATTATCTTTTTGCCGCTTGCCCAACGGTTAATCAGATTTGGCTGGGTCTCCATCCGCTCCGCCAGGCGAGACTGAATTCCGTTGAATTCACGGTAGATCAGCTCTTTCAGGTTTTCGCGCCGGATATCGTGGATGCTTTTCATGTCAGTAAAATTTTTCTCATATGTGAATCATTTAGTGTTTCAATTTACTGCCTTTTTACCTCTCGGGTAAATGCACCCCTGCGGTAACAAACATTGATTTTTGTAACCTTTTGGGGGGAAATATTCTTATTTGGAAATAAATATCAGGGCATTAGTTAGGAGCGAGAACACGGCAAGTTCGATTTTAAAAAAACACTGGCCTGCGGCTGAGCCCGGATGAGCGTGAAGCGTTCGCAGAAGAGGCCGGAACAACCAGCCATTACATCCAGACTCACCTGACCGGTAAGCGCAAGATGCCCAGGTAAGGCATTGATGAATGGGCTATTTAAGGCATGCAAATCCCGCGAATGGGTTAAATCAAAGCCTGAGCTGGCTTACTTCTTCTACTCCTGATCCCCAAAAAATTCCCCTTTAGGCCGCCTTCTGGCGGTCTTTTCATATCTATTCGTAACTTCAAGGTAATAATGATCCGAATATGGTTGATCTTTTTTCGGTCATCGCACAAAATCATCGTAACCATAACCAGAATATGAGGTGAAGTGTGGAGATTATCACTCGTCTTGACGCTGCAAAGTCAGGTCTTAAGCGTTATTACACTGGTAAACAATGCAAGCATGGCCATGACAGCGAGCGTTGGGTTTACAACGGGCATTGCGTGGAATGCACGATGGAGACGAACCGCCGGCGCCAGGCTGAGATTAAACGGATTATTGATTAATTCCTCCCCACAACATTCAAGCTGATAGCGGAGATTAATCATGAGCAGACATGCAACAGATTGGGCCTGGGAGACAGATCCAGGCAGCTCATCATTAAAGCTCATACTGCTCTCGATGGCTGACAGAGCCGATGAATATAACCTCTGCTACCCCAGCATAGAACGCCTCGTTAAAGACACTTGCCTGAATAAAAAAACCGTGCAGGCCGGGCTTATATCGCTCATGAAAATGGGGCTTATTTCAGATACCGGAGAGAGAAAGGGAGCGACGAAAAGAGTGCGGGTTTTCTCTCTTAATATAACCAAAAACGGGAACATTAAAGGCAACCGGGAAGGGAGTAATGAACCCGAAAACGGAAATGTTACCGAAAACGGGAATATACCCAAAAACGGGATGTTGAATGATCCAAAAAACGGGATGTTGAATGATCCCAAAAACGGGATGTTGAATGATCCCAAAAACGGGATCCAGAACCAGTCATATAACCAGTCATTTAACCAAGAGAGGGGGAGCAGGACAAAAACCGGGGATTCTGTGCCTCATGACCCCGGCGCAAACAACGCCGTGATGAATAACTTTGTTCCTCCTGGTGGGCCAGGGCAATTAGGCAAATTTGTCATGCATGAACAATGGCAACCATCAGATGACTTTCTTCGGAAAAGCTCATTGCAGGGAATCTACCTGGACAGTCTGCCAACGGCACAGGAACTTGCAGAGTTCAGAATTTACTGGATGGCTGAGGGTAAGGCATACCATCAGGCACAGTGGGAGCAGAAGCTGGCAAGGCGGCTGCAGATTAGCAGACAGAAGCAATCAACATTACCTGATAACAACGTTCCGCACTGGAACAGTCCAGAAGCGTGGGAGGATTTCCTGTGAACAACGTATTTAACGCCATTCAGAACCGAGACGGTGATGCGTTATCCCGCCTGACAGGGTCGGATCGTCAGTATGCAGGTAGCGACAACGTGGTGAACATCTCGGCAGAGCGTTTAGTCGATGCTCTGTTTAAACAGCTTAAACAACTCTTCCCGGCGGCAGAGCAGACTAACCTGAAGACACCTGCGCAGGAGACAGCCGCCAAACAGCAGTGGATAGCAGCTTTCGCTGAAGGTGGGATACGTACCCGCGAACAGGTATCTGCCGGTATGCGGCATGCCAGAGCCAGTGAGTCACCTTTCTGGCCGTCACCCGGGCAATTCATCAAGTGGTGCAAAGACAGCAAGATGGTGCTGGGCGTCAGCATCGAGGATGTCATGGGAGAGTTTCATCGCTACGCCAAGGAGAAAAGTCTCCAGCCTGGTGGCCCTGAACAATTCCCCTGGCGCCATCCTGTCATGTACTGGATAGTTTGTGATACCCGGCGTGCGATGTACCAGCGGCAGCTGAGCGAGATTGAGGTCGAGAAGCATGCGCGCAAACTCCTGGATGAGTGGGCGTCGAAGGTAGCTGCAGGTCATCAGATACCCGACCCGATTCTGAGCATTCAGGTGAAGCCAGAGCCAATTCAAACACCAGTTGATACGGGCGGTAATGCTTACCACCCACCCGGTAAAAGTTTCGGATGCATGCCGAATGCCGCCACCCTGGGGGGAATGACACCGGCACAATGGCTGATGGAGGAATACAGGCGAGGGAAAGCGGCAGGACTCATCAGGTAACACGAAAGCGCGGTAGCGCATTTTTTTACGCCTGAATTGTTACCTGCAAGGTAAAAATAAATGCGCATAGCTATTGAATATAATCCGTATATGGATTTAAATTACCCAAGAGGTAAATTATGAAGAAACAACTTCAGGCGCTCGGAAGGCTCAAGTCTGGCCAGATGAACAAAACCGAAACCGCCTATGCGCAAGAGCTTGAACTGCGTAAGCGCTACGGGGAAATCGCCTGGTACCGATTTGAAGGTATCAAGCTGCGACTGGCTGACAACACGTTCTACACGCCTGACTTCGCAGTGATGCTGGCAGGCGGGCAAATGGAATTGCACGAAGTGAAGGGCTACTGGACTGATGACGCCAGGGTGAAAACCAAAGTCGCCGCTGATCAGTATCCGTTCCGGATCATCGGGGTAACGAAGCTACCAGCCAAAGCCGGAGGCGGGTGGAAGGTTGAAGAGTTCTGATTTAACGATCTTCATAGATATCAAATGAATCAATAAGTTAAGCGGGTAATCGGGGGTAATCATGGACTTTATGAATCACAGCGGGCGCACTTTACGGGTGTATGCGCTGGCGTTGAACTTTCTGGTGCTGATCGCAGTTGTTGTGCTTTCGGCTTTTGGTATCTGGCTTGTTAACGAATGGGTGGCAGCATGAATAACGAACTCACAGCAGCACTGTTAACTATCGAGAAGAGCAAAGAGGCAACAGGCTGCCCGGCTGGCGTAGACCTGCAGGACTGGGTGAAGAAGCTGGCGGCGGAGAATGCGTACTTGATACCTAAAGCCGCTAGCGAACTGTCAAATGCCTGGGTGCTTCATAAGTATCTAATCGGCATTCAAGCGGCGATTATGTATCTGGATAATGGAAACAAGAAGGCCGCGCAGGAATGGCTGTATGGAACTATTGCTGGTCCGGGATTTGAGTTCCCTGACGAGGTTGACGATATCGACGCATGGGCAACTCATCAGATGCGCGGCAGCATAAGCCATCCGCGCGCACTTGAAATAATCAAGGAAGAAACCCCCGCCACCGATCGCATCGTAGCCGGGATTAAGGCTGATGCGATTACCGCTTCTTTGGATGCCTGCTCTGACTACCTCGATACAGACTGCGTTATGGACAGGCTTGATATCAGCTACGAAGAAGCCGAGAAGCGAACCTCAGGGGCAATCGAGTTTCATGATGCGATGGTCGATTTTGCAAACCAGGTGCGCGAGGGGGCCGACAAATGAGCATCGCCACTTATCTCAATACCGGTTTAGCCATTCTTGGATGGGCATACATCATGGTTAAAACAGGCCAGTGGATTACCAAAAATGCTCTGAGGCAGTGGGACAAGCGTCGTAAGGAATCTCGCCGCCAGAAAGCTGTGAATGAGTTTTATGACGCCTTTGAGCTTAACAGCCTGGAACCTGGCTCTACCGTTCGCCTGGCCACTAAAGGCGACCTGACAATCATGATGTTCCGCAGCGAGGGAAAGGCCAATGACTGATATCACCGAACTGGCGCAGAGAGAAAAATTCGAGGCTTGGTTTAAGTCGTCATTTCATCCCGACAAAACCGGGCCATACATCAAAGACCAACTGTATTTCGCCTGGAAAGCGGCTGGCGCTGAGCTGGTAGAGGCGCTGGAGAAGGCGCAGCAGCACATTGCGCGTCAGGAGCAAATTCTCCTGAATAAGGATGAGTCCCTGTCTATTCGTCGCGGTGAGCTTGAGGCGGCGCAGCAGGAGCGGGAGAACTGGCGTACCAGCTTTGATAACGAGCGGTTCCGCGCTGATAAGCTCAAAGCGCATATCGACGATATTGAACCTATTCGTGCAGCAGCCGAGAAGTTAGTCCGTTGCAAAGGTCGTTATCACAGCGAGCAGAACTATCGCGCGTTGGCTGCGCTGTTTGGCGTAAAAACCCCAGACCTGCCGCCGTTGGATAGCGAGTCCCGCACCGCCACCGCTGCCGCCGCTGACGTACTGGCCGAGCGTAAGCGGCAGGTTACAGCTGAGGGGTGGACACCTGGACATGATGATGAATATGAACACGGCGAATTAGCCGATGCGGCCGGTTGCTATGCGCTTTCCTCTGAACTGTTCGATTGTGCCGGTGAACCACCCAGACCGTGGCCGTGGCCTGATGAATGGTGGAAGCCAACTAATCGCCGCCGTGACCTGGTTAAGGCTGGAGCTTTAATTCTGGCGGAAATTGAGCGCCTTGACCGTGCCGCTGGCATCAAGGTGGGGGATGAGTAGATGACCGTGCATCACTCTCTTCGCTGCATGAAATGCTACAAAAAATGGGAGAGAGCGTGGCTAGCTTCGGCTGGCTACTCCCGTGACGGATGGCGCGATAGTTCGCTTATCAAGTGGCGGAATGTATCCGTAATTGGCGAAACCAAATACGGAACACCTATTTGTAAGTGCGGTAGTTGTGGGCACGCATACAAATCCAACAGCTCGGCAGCTCGTAGGGCTTTGCGCTGGGCTAAAGAAAATGGCGGTTTAGGAGCCAACCAATGACCAGCAAATTAACCATAAGCAGAGACCGTCTTGCTGAAATAGCGCAATTCGGATTTAGCAGCGCAATAACGCCAGCAAACGATTTTGAAATTAAGGAGCTAGCCCGCATGGCGCTGGCCGCAATGGACAGCGAGCCGGTGGCGTGGCGTTGGCGCAGTGGGCCAGATAAACGGTGGCATCTCGCCAGTAGAGGTGACCTGGCGGGAGAGGTTGAGCCGCTCTATCGCCACGCGCAGACAGCGTCGGAACGTGAGCAGGTACGCCAAGAGCACGCCGAGTGGTCACAGGCTACCTTCGGCAATGTCGGACCGGTAGGCCCGCTGAAGCACCTCAGCAAAGAAGCACTGGAAGCCGCTGGACAGCCCGGCGACCTGTCAGAATGGGCTGATATGCAGTTCCTGCTTTGGGATGCACAACGGCGTGCCGGTATCACTGACGAGCAGATTACCCTGGCGATGATTGATAAGCTGGCAGTAAACAAGCAGCGCGAATGGCCGGAGCCGAAAGACGGGGAACCGCGGTTGCATATCAAAGCGCAGCCAGCGCCGGTAGTGCCGGAAGAAGCCACCCCGGACAGTATCGAGATTCTTGCCAGTGCCAGGCGTCGTGACCACGCTGTATTCCAGTGGGATGAAGACCAACGAAATGCGGCCGCTGATTCCTGGAATGCCTGCCGCGCCGCCATGCTCCAGGGTGCCGATGGCAAACCACATTTAACCGTCTGGTATGGCTCGATGCCAGAAACGAACGGTAAAACCAACTGGACCGCTATGCTGCATCGCAAAGGACAGCACCCGTGGGAAGGCATCACAATCGACCGTTCAGAGTATCCTGACCGCGTACGCTATGAAGCTGACCGCATGCGTCACCTCATTGGTGATTTGGCAGATGAACCAGATATTCTGGCCTATGATGCTGACGCGCACAGCGGGTATGTACCGCCAGCAGTACCGCAGTCACCTGGCAGTGAACCCGCAACCCTGCCGGGTAAATGGATTCCGGTAAGCGAGCAGATGCCTGAGGCGGGTGATGACATGATTGTATTCACAGACGGCATTGTTATGTCTGGGGTTTCATACGCCAAAAAGAAAGGTTTCTATATCCAGGCTCTTGAATATGACGATGATGAACCTGTCGACGGCGTAACCCACTGGATGCCGCTGCCGGCCGGTCCGAAGGAGGTGAAGTGATGAATTCACGCCAACGATACCGAATGAAATACCCTGGCTGGTTTGTAGAGGCTGTAAAGGATTTGCTGAGCCGGAGAATGCTGGAAGATATTGCATATGGCGTGGTTTGCTTACTGTTCCTCATCACGTTAATCCCCCGCAGAACGCAAATCCGTGCAGCGCGCGCGGCAGTCCGCCGCCGGCAATCGTAAAATTGAACTGGTGCTGGATGAGCAGGAGCAGGAAATGTTGGCGCGGAACTGCGCCGCCCGGCGCCCTGGTCGCGATCCCTATGAAATGGCCGAGTACATCGCGTTGCTGATCCGCCAGGATGATGCGCGGGTGCGCGGTCGTATAAAGTCAATAAGTAAACGCCGCTGTGGGAAGTGTGGTGACGCGCTGCCGGTGGCATCATGCCCGTGCGCTGGCGATTCTGCGTGCTGGGCTACGCTTGGCTGGCACGAAACGAAAATACCTCTGTGACATGTCACGACGGATTGACTAAAGCCTCACATGATTATACTGTTTAAATATACAGTATTTTTATGTGAGGTCATCATGGGTTTTCCATCTCCAGCCAAAGACTACGTCGAGCGTACACTATCCCCCAATCTCCTGTGCCACATTGATGGAAATTGCCGGGTTATCGAAACCAGCGCCGGATACGCCGTTATCAATACCGCCATCAGGCCAAAGCAGGGGAGTAACATCCTGATATCCCTGTGCGGCATCATGCAGTTTGCAGTGGTGCGCGGTAAAGCAATTATCACCGATGACGGCGAAGCAATTGAAGGCGATGCGCTTGATGATGTCGATGTGAAAGGGGTGCTGACGTTCCTGGTTAATCGTGCCGACTGGCAGAGAGAAGATGATATTCCGATCATGTAACATCCTGGCTGGCATGATAGTATTACCATAGCGGTAATAATTACCCGGAGTGTTACCATGCCAAAGGACCCGAAACGAAAATCAACGCAGTTCAAGCCGCTGACAGTCCAGCAGGAGGCTTATTGCCAGGAGTATGTGAAATGCCCTGAGAACCAGACTCAGGCGGCAATTAACGCCGGATACTCACCAAATACAGCGGGAAAGTTCGCCAGCCAGAACATGCGCGATGCGCGTATTCAGAAACGAATTGCTGAGCTGATGGAAGACCGCAACAAGCGCCTGCGCGTCAGTGCCGATTATGTCCTGCTGCGCCTGGTGGAAATCGACCAGATGGACGTGCTGGATATCCTGAATGATGATGGCGGGCTGAAGCCTATCCGCGAGTGGCCGAAGATATGGCGCACCACGCTAAGTGGCTTTGACCTGTCGTCAACCATCATGAACATGGATGAGACCACGATCGAGACCATCCTCAAGAAAATCAAATGGCCAGATAAGGTGAAGAACCTCGAGCTTATCGGTAAGCACGTTGACGTGATGGCGTTCAAAGAGCGCATGGAAGTTAACGTGAACGTCACGATTGCCGACCGCATGGCCGCCGCACGTAAGCGCCTGAAAGAGCACAATGGCGGTGACCAGTGACCAATACCGTGCGATCCCCGGAAGAACAACTGATCGACGATATCGCCAGTTTCACGCACGACCCGCTGGGTTATGCGCTTTATGCGTTCCCGTGGGGCGAGGATGGCACAGAACTGGCGCATGCCACCGGGCCGCGACAGTGGCAGGCTGATGCATTCCGCGAGATAGGCGAGCATCTGCAGAACCCGGCAACACGTCACCAGCCGCTGATGATTGCCCGGGCCTCCGGTCACGGTATCGGTAAATCCGCTTTCATATCGATGCTGATTAACTGGGGAATGTCCACCTGCGAGGATTGCAAGGTGGTGGTTACCGCCAACACCGACAACCAGCTGCGCACGAAGACCTGGCCGGAAATCATCAAATGGTCAAACCTTGCCATCAACAAAGACTGGTTTACCTGTACCGCCACAGCGATGTACAGCAACGATCCCGGCCACGACAAACGCTGGCGCGCTGACGCAATCCCATGGTCTGAGCACAACACGGAAGCGTTCGCCGGCCTGCACAACGAGCGCAAGCGCATCATCGTGGTATTCGACGAAGCATCCAACATTGCCGATCTGGTGTGGGAGGTAGCTGAGGGTGCGCTGACGGACGAAGATACAGAAATTATCTGGGTGGCGTTCGGTAACCCGACGCGCAACACCGGGCGATTCCGTGAGTGCTTCCGCAAATACAAGCACCGCTGGAAGTGCGCGCAGATTGATTCCCGCACCGTGGAAGGCACCAACAAACAGCAGTTGCAGAAATGGGTGGATGACTATGGCGAAGATAGCGACTTCGTGAAGGTGCGCGTACGCGGGATCTTCCCTGACGCGTCTGAACTGCAGTTTATCCCTACCGGCCTGACCGACGAGGCTATGAAGCGAGTCGTCACCGCGGCGCAGGTGGCACATGCTCCGGTGATTATCGGCGTCGACCCGGCTTATTCCGGCGTGGATGACGCGGTGATATACCTGCGTCAGGGGCTACACAGCAAAGTGCTCTGGACCGGCAATAAGACCACCGACGATCTGATTATGGCGAAGCGTATCGCTGACTTTGAGGACGAATACAAAGCTGACGCCGTATTTATCGACTTTGGCTACGGCACCGGGCTGAAGTCCATCGGCGACGGATGGGGCAGGACGTGGCAACTAATCCCGTTCGGCGGTGGTTCCACCGACCCGCAGATGCTCAACAAGCGCGGCGAGATGTTCAACGCCTGTAAGACGTGGCTGAAACTCGGCGGCGAGCTGGATGACCAGGAGACGGCTGATGACCTGTCGGCGGCAGAGTACAAGGTGAGGGTTGACGGTAAGATCGTCATGGAGCCGAAGGAAGATATCAAAGAGCGCCTGGGCCGGTCTCCGGGTAAAGGTGACGCTCTGCTGCTGACGTTCGCATTCCCGGTAGCGAAGAAACTGAATGACCCGCGACAGCAGCAGGGCAAGGCCATCACTGACTATGACCCGTGGGCGTAGCAAAGCTATTTCTATAGCTTCGCTTTTTCTAATGAAATCAAAGGGCACAAAAAATTCGCTGGGTGAGCCTCAAGCAAAGGCCTTTACTCTTTAAGTTATTGATTTAGTTTCAGACGACATTTTTGTCCTCTGGATAGATAAAACAAAGACCGCTAATGCGGGCTTGTTCGATGAAACAAACAGACAAAATAGTTTCTGTCCGAGCTGGAGAAAACCACGAATATGTGGTTTTTACAGCTCGTTTTCGTGTGAGAAGTGTTGCTCTTGCATATTAGGTCCCCGTTAATCCCATTCAGGCAATATACACTAAACCCGCGCATCGGCGGGCTGATTGTGACATGTCACGGAATTACTTGATGGCATTAAAGCCAGCGTTAATAGCTTCCGCGATATTTACCGCATTGGTTTTATCAAATAGTCCACTCTGAATAAGCGCCGCATGCAGGCATTGTAACTTCATGTTGTATAAGTGCTCACTGCGGTAATCTGCATCTGATTTTGAAAGTCCATTCTCGAATGTTTCATTTATTCCGCCGCCCATGTTGTACCACTGCCAACACTTACCAAACTCACGATTTAGATCGCCATCATTCAGTGCATCAATCACTGATAGGTCAGATACCGCATCTTCATGCTCAGGCTGATATCCTTCTCCGATAGCTTGTTTCAGGTATTCGATCATCTCGCCGCGTGGCTGGCTAAGATCTTCAATCTCTTTCATGATTATCACCTTAAAAAAATGCCCGGCGAACCGGGCGAAATGGAAGCAATGAATGGTGCCTTCCTTGGCTGGGTGTCACAGGGTTTACAGCATGAAGTCATCGTGATGGCGTCCTGCTGTAAAAAGGGCGGTGGTCAGAAATGGAATAACTGCCACCGCCAAACTTGCACTGGAACTACGGGTATCACGGTCCTGATGCGTGATTGGGTTGTGGTGGCCGGTGCTGCGATATTCCGGCGTGCTTGACCCTACATGGCCTCAATATCCAACCGGCCAGCTCTTAGCGCATCAGCCTGCGCATTCACCACAACGGAAAGAGCATTCCTGCCATGTGCACTCATTCAAGTGGAATGCATAAGGTGGTGCCTGAAATGCTCTTGCCTGTTGCATCCTCGTCTCTTCCGAGGTGTCACACCGAACCGCCACAATGGTGAGTTGCAACTTCGTGCCTAAACGATGGCCTGCACATTCCTGCTACCCGCTCGGGGGTAAAGAGACCAAGGAACCCCGCCGGACCGCTAACGACACATGTGCCATATGCCGTGTATCAACAGCATCGCTGTTACCTTAAAGGTAATAATTGCAACCAATAAAGTCAATATACTACGAGAAATAATTCATATGTGGTTAAATTGGTAATAATTTAAACGCGTATGGAGTATCGATATGTGCATTGGCAGCAAGCCATCAGTACCTGCAGCACCAGAAGTTCAGGCGGCACCGCAGGAACAGGATCAGGCTGTGGTCGATTCCCGCGATGAAGAAACCCGCCGCCGCCGCGCAGCCGCCGGTCGTAGCTCTACGCTGCTGACTAGTGCGCAGGGTGACACCTCCACCGCCAATACCAGCGGTAAAACGCTGCTCGGTCAGTAACAGGAGCGCGGGATATGGCGGAAACCATTAAAGAGCAATTGCTGAAGCAGGTGGCTTTGCTCAATAACGATCGCTCTTCGTTCGAGCCGCACTGGCGCGAGCTAAGCGACTTTATCAACCCGCGCGGATCCCGATTCCTGGTCACTGACGTCAATCGCAATGACCGCCGTAATACAAAGACAGTTGACCCAACAGCGACGCTGGCAAACCGCACGCTATCAAGCGGCATGATGTCAGGCATCACTTCGCCAGCGCGCCCCTGGTTTAAACTGGCAACGCCTGATCCGGACATGATGGACTATGGCCCGGTTAAGTTGTGGCTTGAAGCCGTCCAGCGCCGGATGAACGAGGTCTACAACAAATCGAATTTGTACCAGTCTCTGCCACTGCTCTACAGCAGCCTCGGCACTTACAGCACTGGTGCGATGGCAGTTCTGGAGGATGACGAAGACGTTATCCGCACCATGATGTTCCCAATCGGCAGTTACTACCTGGCGAACTCTGCGCGCGGCAGCGTCGATACCTGCTATCGCAAATTCACCATGACCGTGCGTCAACTGGTGATGGAATTCGGTATGAGCAACGTCAGCGCCTCCGTAAAAGGGCTGTGGGAGTCCGGCTCATATGAAACGTGGATCGAAGTGATTCATGCCGTATATCCCAACATCGACCGCGATACCGGAAAGCTGGACAGCAAAAACAAGCGCGTCAAATCCGTTTATTTCGAAGTTGGCGGAGATAACGACAAGCTGCTGCGTGAGTCTGGTTTCGATGAATTTCCGATTATGGCGCCGCGCTGGGAAGTTAACGGCGAGGACGTTTACGGCTCATCCTGCCCTGGCATGATCGCTCTTGGTCAGGTTAAAGCTCTGCAGCTTGAGCAGAAGCGCAAAAGCCAGTTAATCGACAAGGCGACTAACCCGCCGATGGTTGGGCCTTCTTCCCTCAAATCACAGCGCGTCTCTCTTCTTCCTGGAGATGTGACGTATCTGGATGTGATGACAGGCCAGGAGGGATTAAAGCCTGCCTACCTGGTAAACCCGAACACCGCTGATCTGCTCGCTGACATTCAGGATACGCGACAGATGATTAACAGCGCCTATTTCGTCGACCTCTTCATGATGCTGCAGAACATCAACACGCGCTCTATGCCGGTTGAGGCGGTTATCGAGATGAAAGAAGAGAAACTACTGATGCTGGGCCCTGTGCTTGAGCGTCTGAACGATGAATGCCTGAACCCGCTTATCGATCGCACATTCTCCATCATGGCGCGCAAAAACCTTTTACCACCGCCGCCAGATGTACTTCAGGGAATGCCACTGAAGATTGAATACATCTCCGTCATGGCGCAGGCGCAGAAATCTATTGGGCTATCAAGTCTGTCATCCACCGTTGGCTTTATTGGCCAGCTTGCTCAGGTCAAACCTGAAGCGCTCGACAAGCTTGATACAGACCAGGCCATTGACGCTTTCGCTGAAATGTCCGGCGTATCTCCAACGGTCATTGTCCCTCAAGAACAGGTTAACCAGATTCGCGAAGAACGTGCTCAGCAGCAGAAGCAGCAGCAGGCAATGGCAATGGGTATGGCTGCGGCGCAAGGCGCCAAGACGCTTAGTGAAGCGCAGACCGCAGATCCTAGCGTGCTTACTGCTATCTCTGGCGCCGTCGGCGCACCGGCAGGAGGTCAGCAATGACAGATATCGATGACGAAAAACTCAGGGCGGAGCGTGAACTAGAGGCGCGCGAGCGTGAGCAGCGCGATATCGACGATATCAAGTTTGTCATGGATAGCGAGAAAGGCCGCCGCGTCGTCTGGCAGATCCTGGTTGAAGGCCAGGTATTCGGAGCCTGCTTCAGCCCAGACCCATACGTTACAGCATTTAACGAAGGTAAGCGTAACCATGCGCTGTCGCTGTTCCAGCGCGTCATGGTGCATTGCCCTGATCAGTATCTGAAGATGGCCGCAGAGGCTAACGAAAAGGAGTAGACGCAATGACGATCAAACGAATTCTACCTATCCGGCTCGACGGTAACGCGATCATTGCTGATGTGGAGGATAGCGGTGCGGGAGATTCAGTTGCATGGGCTGACATTACTGGCAAGCCAAGCACGTTTCCTCCTTCGGCTGCGACCACCTCAGCTATTGGTGGCGTAAAGATGGCTGCCACTCAGGCTAACTCCACCGCGACTGATGCGGCTGGCCTGGTAACTGATTTTAACGCTCTGCTGGCCAAGCTAAAGGCCGCGGGGATTATGGCTTAAGAGGCATTAGATGAACTTATTCGAACGTTTGATGTATCGCCGCCTTTGCAACGAGCAGCCTGCCGACGGTGGCGCTGCTCCGGCTGCGGCATCCGAACCTGCACCGGCGGCCGGTGATAACCCTGCTGGTAACCCTGCATCGACAGAGGCAGCTTCTGACGCTCCAGAAAACGGCGCCGATCCGGAAAAGCCGGAGGAAAGCAAAGCGCCTGATGATGGCAAGCAGGAAGAAAAGAAAGATGACGGCAAGCCTGAGGGTGCGCCAGAGAAGTATGAATTCACTGCCGCCGAGGGCGTCGACCTCGATACCGAAGCGCTGAAAGATTTCGAACCGGTAGCGCGCGATCTGAACCTGACCAATGAGCAGGCGCAGAAGTTGGTCGATGCATACCCGAAGATTCTGGCAGGCGTGCAGCAGCGCCAGGCTGAAGCATGGCAGGCGCAAACTGAAGAGTGGGCGGCAACTGTGAAGGCCGATAAAGAAATCGGTGGCGACAAGTTGACGGCAAACCTCGGCGTTGCGCAGCGCGCTCTGGATACCTTCGGTACGCCGGAGTTGAAGGAATACCTGAACGGTACCGGTCTCGGCAACCACCCTGAACTGGTGAAGGCGTTTATCAAAGTAGGTAAGGCCATGTCGGAAGACGGCATGGTTACAGGTAAAGAAAGCGGTCAGCGTAGTGCGGCCGAAGTGCTATATGGCAAATGAGAGAGGATATAACCATGGCTGTTAAAGGCATTAATGCGCTGACGCTGGCTGACTGGGGTAAGCGCATCGACCCAAACGGGAAGGTTGATAAAATCATCGAGCTTCTCTCCCAGACTAACCCGATCCTGCAGGACATGCTGATCGTTGAAGGCAACCTGCCTACCGGTCACCGCACCACTGTGCGCACCGGCTTGCCGTCTGCAACCTGGCGCCTGCTGAACTACGGCGTGCCGCAGAGTAAATCGACCACCGTTCAGGTTACTGATGCTACTGGCATGCTGGAAACCTATGCGGAAATTGATAAATCACTTGCAGACCTTAACGGGAATACTGCTGAATTCCGCCTGTCTGAAGATCGCGCATTCATTGAAGCGATGAATCAGATGATGGCTCAAACTCTGTTCTACGGTGATACCAGCGTTAACCCACAGCAGTTTATGGGCTTATCTTCGCGTTATTCCGACCTGTCGGCAACTAATGCTCAGAACATTATCGACGCCGGCGGTACCGGTACCGATAACACCTCTATCTGGCTGGTTGTATGGGGTGAAAACACCGTACACGGCATCTTCCCGAAAGGGCAGAAAGCCGGGATCCAGATGGAAGATAAAGGCCAGCAAACCCTGAAAGATGCTAACGGCGGCCAGTATGAAGGCTACCGCACCCATTACAAGTGGGACAACGGCCTCTGCCTGCGTGACTGGCGCTATGTCGTGCGCATCGCGAACATCGATATTAGCGACCTTTCCGATCCGGCGGCCGCGGCGAATATCTCCAAGCTGATGGTAAAAGCGCTGCACCGCATCCCTAACCGTGGCATGGGCCGCCCGGTGTTCTACATGAACCGTACCGTAGCCCAGGCTCTTGACCTTCAGTCTCTGGAGAAATCCTCCCTGGCGATCAGCGTCAAAGAGACCGAAGGCGAATGGTGGACCAGCTTCCGCGGCGTCCCGATTCGTGAAACTGATGCGCTGCTGGAAACCGAAGCCCGCGTGGTTTAACCCCTGACTATAACCAGCCGCTCGTTACCGGGCGGCTCTATGGAGAAACAAAGATGATCCTCGACAAACTGTTGATGTTCTCCGAAGCGCAGGCGGTTACTGCCACTGCTGCTTCTACCGACGTGATTGACCTGGGGCCAATCGACGGCACCCGCCGTGATATCGGTGTTGGTTATCCGCTGGAGTTCTGGGCGCTGGTTAACACCACTGCCACTGCTGCTGGCGCCGCCACCGTCAATGTGCAGTTGCAGACTAGCCCTGACAACAGCACCTGGACGACCATCTATGACAGTGGCGCGCTGGCGCTGGCTACTCTGAAGGCCGGTAAGCGCGTGGTATCCGCGAAGGTTCCCGCAGGTGTGATGCGCTATCTGCGCGTTAACTACACGGTTGGAACTGGCCCGCTTACCGCCGGCGCGTTCACCTCTGGTATTAACCTGGACGTTGATGCGAATACCCCGTATCCGACTCGCTCTAAAGTGACCGGCTAAGGAGATATCGATGTCAGCAGAAAAAGCAAAATACCGCGTGCTGCGTTTGTCTCATATTCATAACAACCTCTGGCCGGAAGGCTCTGAGGTTGAATATGACGGCGTTCCGGGATCTGCGCTTGAGCCGCTGAACGAAGCGGCAAAGGCGGCTAAAGCTAAAGCCACTGGCAAGTCCGCAGCGGTCAATGCAGTAAAACAGCCTGAGCAGCTGAACGATGAAGGCAATGGCGATGATGATGCTCTGGATAAGCTCCGCGAAGAGTATGAACTGCTCTTTAACGAGAAGCCGCATCACAACACCAAACCCGAAACGCTCCGCGAGAAGATCGCCGAGAAGCGAAAAGATTTAGGCGTCTGAGCCTCAGTTTAAACCAAGGGGCTCAGGCCCCTTTCTTGTAGGAGCGTTCTATGGAAATGGTCAATCTCAAAACCGGTACCGACAGCTACCAGGATGAAAGCGGTGAAACGAAGACTCGCGATGAATATCCGTGGGGACTATGCATCACTCTGAACAATGACACCCTGAATAAGCTGAAGGCACAGCCGCAGAATGTTGGCACTGAGGTGATGATTACGGCTAAAGCAGTGATTAAAGGCATCTCGGCACGTGAAGGCGACGATGGCACTTTCCGTAGTGCGGATCTACAGATCACTGATATGGCACTTGCACCAGTGTCCGGTGAAGCACCGAAGACCACGGCTGAAACCTTATATGGTGGAGGAGGCGAGTAATGGCCTCAGTTATCGAAATCTGCAACCGCGCGCTGAGCAATATCGGCAATAACCGCAGTATTAACAGCCTGAATGAAGCCAGCAAAGAAGCCGGGCAATGCTCACTTTATTACGAATCAATTCGTGATGCTGTCCTGGCCGATTTCGACTGGAACTTTGCCACGAAGACTGTAGCGCTTGCTGACACTAATAATCCGCCGCTGGACTGGGATTACGCGTATACGTACCCAACGGACTGCCTGAAAATTATTGAAATCCCTGTGCCTGGTATCCGGTACCCAACTGCAGCGATGCGCGTGCAGTATACCGTCGGCGCCGACAGCGCCGGCACCGGTCGCCTGATTTACACCGACCTGCCGCAGGCGTGGCTGCGATATGTGGCGCGCATCACTGATGTGAACATGTTCGATTCAATTTTCCAGGAGGCGCTATCCTGGCGCCTGGCCGCGGCTATTAACATGGTTCTCACTGGCAATGCTGACCTCGGCAATAACGCTCTCAGCATGTATAGCCGGATCATCCTCAGCGCCAGCTCTCACAGCATGAACGAATCGCAGGAGCCGCAACCGCCTGTTGATCCCTTTACCGAAGCGAGGATGTGCTGATGGCTGTTAGCTGGATACAACCGAGTTTCTCCGGCGGAGAGATTGCGCCATCCCTGTATGGCCGCATTGATATGGCCAAGTACCAGGTGGCGCTGCGCAAGTGCGATAACTTTATTGTGCGCCAGTATGGCGGGGTAGAGAACCGCCCGGGCACGCAGTTTATCGCCGCGGCAAAATACCCTGATCGTAAATGTCGCCTGATACCGTTCCAGTTCTCAACGGTTCAGACCTATGCGCTGGAGTTTGGTCACAACTATATGCGCGTTATCAAAGATGGCGGCCTTGTGCTGACCACCGGCGATGTAATTTACGAACTGGCAACGCCGTATGCCGATATTGACGTTTTCGGCCTGAAGTTCACGCAAAGTGCAGACGTGATGACGATTGTTCATCCTTCATACCCGCCAAAAGAACTACGCCGGTACGCGCATGACAACTGGCAGATTGTCGACGTCGAAACAAAGAATGGTCCGTTTGAAGATATTAACGTCGATGAATCAGTAACCGTTTATGCCAGCGGCACGACCGGCACGATCACTCTCACTGCGAGCAGTGCCATTTTCGGCAGTGAGCAGGTAGGGAAGTTATTCTATCTTGAGCAGCCTGCCGTTGACTCAGTACCGGTATGGGAAACCAGTAAGACCACCGCAATTGATGATATCCGCCGCGCCGACAGCAATTACTACCGGGCGAACACGGCTGGTAAAACCGGTACGCTGCGGCCATCGCATACCGAAGGGATGGCCTGGGATGGATGGGGCGGCACTGGATCCGATGATACTGGTGTGCAGTGGGAATACCTGCACAGTGGGTTTGGTATCGCGCGGATCACTGCTGTCGCCGGCGACGGCCTGTCTGCTACTGCTGACGTTATCTCACGTATCCCTGAAAATGCCGTGGGATCAGACAAGGCGAGCTATAAGTGGGCGCGGTATGCATGGAATAGTGTCAATGGCTATCCGGCGACAGTTGTCTATTACCAGCAGCGGCTGTACTTTGCAGCTTCCTCGGCTTATCCGCAAACCATCTGGGCAAGCCGTACTGGCGATTATAAAGACTTCGGAAAAAGTAACCCTGTTCAGGATGATGACCGGATCGTTTATACCTACGCCGGGCGCCAGGTGAACGAGATCCGCCATCTTATTGATGTTGGATCACTGGTTGTTCTTACCTCCGGCGGGGAATTTGTTGCCACCGGCGATCAGAACAAAGTGCTTACGCCTTCCTCTTTCTCTCTGAGTTCCCAGGGTTCAAATGGTAGCAGCGATGTACCGCCGATAGCGGTTTCAAATATTGCGCTGTTTATCCAGGAAAAGGGCAGCGTTGTGAGGGATCTGGCCTATTCGTTTGATGTTGATGGGTTCCAGGGTAATGATCTGACAATACTCGCTAACCACCTTTTCCAGAAGCGCAGCATTGTTGACTGGTCATTCTGTATCGTGCCTTTCTCCAGCGCGTTCTGCGTCCGTGATGACGGTAAATTACTGGTCCTGACATATCTGCGTGACCAGCAGGTTTTTGCCTGGTCTCCGCAATCCAGCGCCGGCAAATATGAAAGCACCTGCGGCATCGGCGAAGGCAGTGAGGACGCCATTTACTTTGTGGTGAACAGAACCATTAACGGGCAGGTTGTACGCTACATCGAGCGGCTGTCCAGTCGGCAGTTTACTAACGACCTTGATGCTTTCTTTGTTGATAGTGGGCTCAGCTATGATGGCCGCAACACTGAAGGCAGAACAGCAACGATAAGCGGCGGCAGCGGAAACTGGAGTTATCAGGTGCCGTACACTCTGACGATGAGCGGTGGCTCGTACTTTTCCGCCGGCGACGTCGGCGCACAGATTCAGTTTCCGTATACCGGTACGGATCCGGTTGATGGCACTGACGTAGCCATGCAGTTGCGCTGTGACATTGTTTCAGTGGAAAGCGGAAATTCAGTAACCATAACCGCAAACCGTGATATTCCGGCAGTTCTCCAAAATACCGCAACCGCAAACTGGACAATGGCCAGACAAACCTTCTCAGGGCTTGAGCATCTTGAAGGGCAGACCGTCAACATTCTTTCCGACGCCAGCGTAGAGCCGCAGAAAGTCGTCACCGGCGGCGCCGTAATGCTCGAAAAGCCTGGCGGTGTGGTGCATATCGGGTTGCCGATAAACGCACAATTCGAAACGCTGGACATCAATATTAATGGCCAGGAAACACTGCTGGATAAGAAACAGCTGATCAGCACCGTAACGCTGGTAGTAAATGCCAGTCGCGGAATATGGGCGTCCACGCCCGGCGGCCAGTGGAATGAGTACCCACAGCGCGAGTTTGAGTTTTACGACGATCCTGTTGAAGACGCTACCGGGAAAGTAGAAGTGAAACTTGACAGCAACTGGGACAAGAACGGGCGCATCAAGATCCGACAGACTGACCCGCTACCGCTTTCTGTTCTGGCTGTAATCCCACGCATTACGGTAGGAGGATTCTGATGATTAATGCTCAAATCGTCCCGGCCACGGCTGCACATATCGCTGAAATTCTCCCGTTAGTGCGCGCCGCTGACCTGCAGGAGTTTTCTGCAACCAATGGCTGGAGCGCCAGGCGAGTGCTGGAGTGCGGACTCAAAACCTCAACATTCTGCTGTGCAGGTCTGGTGAATGGTAAGGTGGTGACAATCTTTGGTGTGGCGCCGGCGTCAATGATTGGAGGGAGTGGCATCCCCTGGCTGGTTGGCACTGATTCACTTGAAAAATATCAGCGTACATTCCTGCGCCGCTGCCGGAAAGTGGTCAATGCAATGCTGTCGGTTTACCCGTATCTTGAAAACTATGTTGATGCCAGAAACCACGTCGCAAAGGCGTGGCTCCACTGGCTTGGTTTTACCCTGGAAGACCCGGCGCCGTATGGCGTGCAAGGCCTGCCGTTTCATCGATTCCACATGGAGAAAAAATAATGTGCGAACCAGCAACGATCGCCGCCGGCGCGACATTAGTTATAGGTGCAATGTCAGCCTACAACCAGAACCAGCAATCAAAATATCAGTCAGCGGTAGCGAGTCAGAACGCTGATATTGCTGAAGCACAGGCGCAGGATGCCGTTAACCGCGGAAACATTCAAGCGGCAGAGGTGCAGCGTCGGAACCGGCAGGCAGCGGGAACCCAGGCGGCTACGATGGGCGCAACAGGCGCAGATTTAAGCACTGGTACATCACTGGACATTTTCGGTGACACTGCGCAGTTTGGCACGCTTGATGCGCTTACAACCGTGAACAACGCACAGCGTGAGGCGTATGGGTATCAGGTCCAGTCTGTTAATTATGACGCAGAGGCTAAAGGTGTTCGTAGTGCTGGCAAAGCCAATGCAACCATGACCCTGCTGTCTACACCGCTTAAAGCGTTTGGTGCATACAAAACATTCGGTGGGACGTGGGATCCTTTCAGTCAGGAAGCCGCGCCAATATCTGCGGCCGTCGGCACCAAAACCGGGCGATAAGGAGATAATTCATGCCAGTCGTACCTACCGTCACCGGCCGCCAGGTCGAAAGCCGCGGCGTATCAACCCAGGGATTTCAGGCCGTAAATCAGCCAAACATTACCGATGCATTGGGCGCAGTTGGCACTCAGGCGATCGATGTGTTCGGACAGGCTAAGCAACAAGCTGACCTTGCTCTAACCCAAGATGCGACTCAAAGGCTTTATGCTGCTGGAAGTGGATTGATGGACGATCCCAAAGAAGGTTTGATGACTCTCCAGGGGAAAAATGCCATTGGTCAGGCTCCTGGGTATATCCAGAAATTTGATAACGAGATACAAACTATTGCTGGCACGCTACCTGAGTCCGCACGAAATGTGTTCTTAAAGCAGGCTCAGCAGCAGCGAATGCAATTTGCCACTCAAGCAGAGCGGCATGAATTAGGACAACGCAGGCAGTATGAGTCCGGTCAGCAAGACGGTTATTTATCCTTGCAAGCTCAGCAAGCTATATCTAATCCACAGTTGTTCAACCAATCAGCTTTGAATGCCAGAGCCTCAATTATGGCTTATGGAAAAGCTCATGGACAAAGCCCTGAAGAGATCGAGGCAAACTGGGTTCAATGGCGTGAGCAGGCTGCCAACCGCGCCAGCGAAGCATGGTATACGCCTATTTATCAACAGATGATGGGGCCGGAAGGCAAGATCGAAGTTACGGACACGCCGAGTGAATCGCAGCTCTTTTCCGCCATGATCTGGCAGGAGTCCGGCGGCAACCAGTACGGCAAAGACGGATCGCCTCTGGTGTCACCTAAAGGCGCGGTCGGTGTGGCACAGGTCATGGAAGATACCGGGCCGGAGGCTGCGCGGCTTGCTGGCGTCGAGTGGGATCGTGATAAATGGCTGAATGACCCACGCTATAACGCAAAGCTTGGCCAGGCATACTTCGGCGCCCAAATGAAGAAGTATGACAATAACCCGGTTCTGGCGGTGGCGGCGTATAACGCTGGACCTGGTGCAGTAGATGGATGGATCAAAAAGTTTGGCGATCCGCGTACTGGTGCTATCAGTAATGAGCAGTTCGCTGCTGCGATCCCTTACGATGAAACCCGCAATTATGTGGCGAAAGTAACCGGCAGTGCCCCGGCCATCCCAGGAACAGCGACAATGCAAAATCTCATCAACCAGCCATTCTGGGATGCAATGAGTCCACAGAACAAATCTTCGATGATGAGTAAGGTTGCTGGAATGTACGACATGCAGGCCGCCGCAGGACGAGTATCACTGCAGAGTCGTATGCAGGATGACATGGCGAAGCTGGAATCCGGTCAGCCAGTCAATCCTATCTCTGAGCGGGAATGGCTGGCGGTTATGCCGTTGCAAGCTAGTCCAGCAGAACGCATTCAGATGCGAGAGTCATTCAAGCAGTATCAGCAGGCGATGACGCTGCAACCGGTTTATCAATCCATCATGCAAGGTTCCGCGCAGCAGGGTATCGCTGCGGTGCAGTCTATGGTGCCTCAGGAAGATGACCCTGACTTCAAATTTAAGCAGAGCCTATACGCAACTGCCCAGGCAAAATTGAATCAGGTAATTAAAGCGCGCGAGTCCGACCCGGGGACGTGGCTGCAAACCAACTCTCCAGTGGTGAAAAACGCCTTTGAGCAGTACCATAACAATCAGGTGTCCGGTGAATATCTGGTTTCCCGCCTGCAAGCTGAGAAAGACCGCCTGGGAATAAACAGTAAGAAGGTACTTCCTGACTCGATGGTAAACAGCCTTATTTCTCAGATCGACAACAATAAGGAATCCAGCGTTACAGCCATTCAGTCGGTGGCACAGTCCTTTGGGAAATACTCTGATCAGGTCATGCAACAGGTGCAAAAAAGCGCCTACCCGGCGTTGCAGGTCATCATGGCGACCAATAACCCGCGTGCTGCCAACGCCCTCTGGCAAAACCGCAGCGTCAAAACCGCTGATCTACGTGGCAGTTTTGAAAAAACCGACGCCGACAGCGCCGACTCATCCTGGAATGACCAGGCCAAAGCCTTTGCCGGAACGATGGTTGTCCAGCCTGGTGGAGCCGCCGTGTGGAACAACTTCAACGAGCAGGGTAAACGTCTGACCTACACCTATATGCAGCGCGGCATGTCGCCAGGCGACGCGGCAAAGCAGGCATATCAGGACGTTCTGGGCGAGCAGTATCAGACCAACGGCACCTGGCGCATGCCGAACAACGCCGGACACGATATTCGCGATGTTAACGATGGCGCTAACTACTACCTGAAAAAACTGTCAGTCGACCAGATCATGCCGCTTATCGGTGATTCCCGCCTGCCGGATGAGGTTAACCGCGAGCAGAGCATTTCACGCATTCGTGATAACGCTCAGTGGGTGACTAACAGCGACGAAACTGGGCTTACTCTGATGATGAACGGTCTGCTGGTCAACAATGCTCAGGGACAGCCGATCACCGTGCCGTTTGCTGATCTGGCGAAACTTGGCGCTGGCAACCGCACCACCTGGAACAGCCTGACCAAATTCGTGCAGACGCCGGTTAAGTACACGCCTGGCCAGTCGAAGAATTACACGGCGGAAAGTCAGCGCGACAACCTGATCAACATTATCCAGAACGGCCAGCAGACGGGACGATAAGATGCCAATTTATACAGATGATCCTGGGCAGGGTATAAACCAGCCGTTGTCGAATGCCCAGGCAGGGCTGGGTGAATCGCTTCTTTCCTCACTAAAAGAGGGGTTCAACGAAGGGCCTGTCGTATCAGGCTATCGGTTTTCCCAGGCCGAGAGGCTGGCGAATGATCCCAATTCGACCATTGTCGCCAAATCGGATGCCGATGCTCGCCTGAAAGAGTACGGCGTGAAAAGCATTAACGTACCGGAAAGTGGCGTCACACAGTCGTATCTTGACCATGTGATCAGCGAGCGCCGGGAATCGCTGGCGAAACAGCAGATCGCCATGTCGGCCCCGTCCGGATGGGTAGCCACTCCGCTTAACTTTGCAGCAAATCTTGCCGGTTCCATGGCTGATCCAGGAAACGTGGCGCTGGCGCTGGTCCCGTTCGGTGGAGAAGCGAAGGCGGCAACCATGCTTGGGCGTTTCGGCGAGCGTTTGGCTACCGGCGCGCGGCTTGGCGCTGGCCAGGCCATTGCCACCGTGCCACTCACGGCACAGGCAGCAGCAGCAGAAGGCGACGACTTCACCTATGGCAATGCGCTGGAGAGCACCTTCTTTAATACCCTGGCTGGCGGGCTGATGCACGCAGGCGGCGGGCTGATCGCTGATGTAGTGCGTTCCCGCAGGGCGGCCGCTGGTGAAAACCCTGCCACCCCGGCAGACGCTCAGCCCGTAACTGATGCTCAGCCAACGCCGGTGGTCACGCCTGACAACATCCCGGCAGGTGTCAATATTCCTGAGTCCGGCACCAACGCTGACCTGTCAGCGGCAATCGCGCGGGATGCAGAGGCCTATGCCTACAGCCGCGCCTATGATGATGTCGTGCCGGAATATCTGGCCCGTCAGCAGGAGGTACAGACCGGGCGCGTCGACAACGTGGCCGATCTGCGCACTGAGCTGGCGGCCAACAACCGGCAAAGTGAAGCGCTTGACGCTACGCTGGCCCAGCGTACAAAAGAGTACCAGGCGCAACGTATGAACTTCAAAGCGGCGCGTGCCAGGGCACAGCGTGATATTCAGGGTGAGAAAGACACTATCGCCGCGCGTAATCAGGAAATTAACCAGACGCTTGAGCGCAACGCCGCCGCAGAACAGGCGCGCGGCAGAGAGTCGCAACTGTCACGAAAAGAGATCCCCGACGACCTGGCCCCATTAATCGACCAGCGCGCACAGCAGATCCGCGAAAGCATGCAGATGTCGCCGGTCGCCGGTGCCGTTCGTACAGCGTCGGCAGCAGTGCGGGAGGCCGACTGGAGCGTAAACCAGCAGGCTTACCGCGGCGCGCTGGCGCACATGATGGAAGGCCGCTCGCCTGACATTGAGCCATTCTATGACCTTCACAAACCAGCGCTACGCGAGCGTGCTATCCAGCGCATCCAGAACCCGGTGCGGCAAGCTGATGAAGGTTCACGCGCCGTCAGTGAAACCGCCGATCGTGTGTGGCAGGATACGCAGAAGGCTGACCATGAAATCACAGCGGCCACTGCCGATCTGGAAAATGAATTTAATATCAGTGACGCGCTGCTGAACGACATAGCCACAGATAACCCTGAGCTGGCAGCGTCAATGCGCAAGAACATTGCCGCGATCCGTGCAGAGGCCAGTGACGACTCTATCGGCAAAGCGTATCGCGCTTTCGCCGCCTGTATGATTAACCGGGGGCTGTAATGGCTAACGAATTTCTGACGCAATGCGAAATGACCGTCAATACAGCTGCCGGGCGCAAGCTGTCTGAGGACGAAATGGAATCGCTGGTGCGTGACATGAACGACACCACCAACCGGATCCTGGCTGGAAATGAAGCCCTGACGCTGGAAGAGGCTGCGATGCGCGCCGCGCAAGAGCTTGGCAACCGTGATCAACTGGCAAAAGTAATCGAGGCACGCAACAAAGCTATAAACACGCGCATTGCAGCGCAGCGCCTTGGCGAGCTTCGTAGGACTTGGAAAGACAGACCTGACATCGGGCTTGAGGCAATGCTGGTTGGCCGTAATGACGCGCGTACCGGCTCACGCCGATCTGTATCGTCTGAGGTGGCCCAACTGCGCGGTAAGTATCACGCCGGTATCAACTACGATTTCGACCAGGCCGGACTGGTTAAATTTATTGCCAGCGGCAGCAACGACCGGGAGATCGCTGACGCTATGTGGCGCATCGGTCGCGGACAGAAAACGGACGGAATGACGCCGCAATCAGTAAGCGCCGCTAAGATCATAATGAAGTGGCAGGAAACTGCGCGCGTGGATGAAAACCGTGCTGGTGCGTGGATTGGCAAGATGCCCGGCTATATCGTCCGGCAGTCTCATGACATCCTGAAAATTCGTGCCGCCGGGTATGAGTCCTGGCGCAATGCCATTCTTCCGCGACTAGATGATGCCACCTTTGACGGGATCACAGACAGAGAAGGGTTCCTGCGTGGTGTCTACGACGGCCTTGCCTCCGGTGTTCACCTGACATCTGAAAATCCAGACTGGATGAATGGCTTCAAGGGATCTGCGAATGCGGCGAAGCGCGCCAGCCAGGAGCGCGTGCTGCACTTCAAAGACGGTGTGAACTGGCACGAATACAATGAGCAATTCGGGACCGGAAGCCTGCGAGAAGCAGTATTCGGTGGCCTGAACAGTGCAGCGCGCACGACGGGCATGATGCGCGTGCTAGGCACAAACCCGCAAAACATGTTCAAGTACCTGACAGACACCATCGCAAAAGACGTGAGAAAGCAGAGCAACCCGGCGGCGCTGTCTGACTTCATGACCAAAGTGCGTCGGCTGAATCGTACGGTGATGCCTCAGGTTGATGGATCGCTGAATATCCCCGGTAGTGTCGGCTGGGCCAATGCCTCCGCTAACGTGCGCGGCTGGCTACGTATGAGTCAGCTCGGCGGCGCGGTTATCTCTTCTTTCAACGACGTGCCGATCTCTGCAACCGAAATGCGTTATCAGGGCCAGAACTTTATGCAGGCGCTTACCGGCGCTATGAAGGGCCGGTTCTCCCGTTATACCAGTGATGAGCAGAAGGAGATCCTGTCATCCATCGGAGTTTACTCCGACACGATGACACAGGAGATAATCCGGCGCATGTCCGGCGATGACAGCATGAGCGGGAAGATGGGCCGCGCGCAGCAGTTGTTCTTCAAATACAACCTCATGAACTTCTGGACAGAATCAGGCCGTAACAGCAATGCCATGATGATCACCAACTGGCTGGCGAAGAACGCCGATCAGCAGTTCACTGCGCTTCCGGAAGACCTGCGCCGCGTTCTTGACCTGCACGGTATCCGTGATGCTGAGTGGAACATCTACCGCAGCATGGACATGGCAGACAGCGAGGGTCGCAAATTCATGACGACCAGCGGCATCCGTGCAGTTCCGGATGAGGTGATCGGTGACTATGTAGCGTCTAAAGGCCTGAAGGTCACCGAGCGCTCTATTGCGGACGCCAGAGAGACTCTGGAGAGCCAGCTGCGCGGGTACATTCTGGACCGACTGAACATCGCCATGTCAGAGCCTGGCGACCGCACGCAGGCGTTTATGAAGATGGGTACGGTTCCTGGCACGGTGGCGGGGGAAGCGGTGCGCTTCGCCGGGCAGTACAAATCTTTCACCGCCAGTTTCATGCAGAACGTGCTGGGCCGAGAGGTCTTCGGACGCGGCTACACTCCCGCCGGGCTGGGGGAGTCTAAAACCGGATCGCTGACCAATGCGTTGTTACGAAATGGAAAGGGAGCCTTCCTTGGGGCTGCAAACCTCTTTGTTTGGGCAACTATGTTTGGTTATATCTCCATGCAGGCAAAACTCATGCTAAAAGGGCAGACTCCACGCCCGGCAGATGCCAAGACATTTCTCGCAGCCGCATCTCAGGGTGGCGGGCTTGGCATCTTGGGCGACTTCATGTTTGGCGAAGTAAACCGCATGGGAGCAGGGCCTGTTACGTCGCTGATGGGGCCTGCAGCATCGAACGCTGACAGTATTATCACGCTGCTCCAGCAGACCACGCGCGGCGATGCGGACCTTGGTGACTGGTATCGCACAGCTCTGGACAATACTCCTTTCCTTAATGTGTTCTGGCTGCGTACGGCGATGAATGGTTTAATATTAAACCGTATACAGGATGCTCTGGACCCAGGATCGCTTGAGCGTTATCAGCGCCGTGTTGAGCGTGAGCAGGGTAATGACTTCCTGATCCCACCATCGCAGTTCATGCTAGGTAAATAATAATGAAGAAAATTATATTTTTTGTTTCAATAATGATGTCTGCATTTTCTTTTGCAGGGCAAAAAGTCAAATGCGAACTTCAATATCTTGGGGATAGCGATAAATTCAAGGTAACTGAGTTTTCTTTTATGGGTATTCCATCTGATTCATACCTTTATACCTGTGCAGACTGTGGAGATATCCAGATAAACGTGTTCCCATCTATTCAATCTGTCGCTTCCTACTCATTTGAAAACAACATTGATTTTGAAAGGAAAATCAATGCGGAATACAACAGGAAAGACATAGCTAAACTTGAAATGGAAAATGTTACTCAAGGTGGGAGAATAAATTACTCAATCACCGATACTGGTTTGGCAGAGTTTTACCCAAAAGGCAAAAAGACAAGTTACCTCTACTTTTTAGCAAAGCAACAAAATGGTAAAGAACAAGTAGGTTATTCAGGATTTGTTACTTCTAACGGTGATAAGTCATGCTCAATTATTGCGACATATCCAGGAAAAGAAATATCTTCTCAGGGAAGTAAATCGCTAAGCTACTTTATGAACCACATCTCAATGTAGCGTGACATGTCACAACGCCACACAACAAAAAGCCCGCATCGCGGGCTTACCAAAACTTGTACCATGGGTCTTTATCTTTCAAAGGGCAATCCTTCCATCTCTTAGCCATCCATTCATATTCTTTAAAGTATGAGCTTCTATTTTCTTTTTCTCTAATGGCTTGTATAAGAGGCAGTGAAATCTGATAGTTATTTACTACGGAACTGTAAAAAACCTCTTTAATCATGGTTTCATCATAAGTTTTTCGCTTCACGCTTACAGCCATACGTTCGTAGAAGCCTAAGCAGTAGATGATCTCTCTCTTCTCTTTCTTTTCTTCGTCTGTAAGATCAGCCTGTCCATTGCTTGGATACATGTAAGAGCGAAATGCTTTGTTCGATTCATGAATGCGTCGCATCGTAGAAAGGCCTTTCTTGTAATCTACATCAAACCTGCTTTCACCAAGGAAGACAGAGGTATGTACCTTTCTCGCGGTATTAACATTATAAATAATAGTAGCAATAGCGATGAACAAACCAAGCGAAACCGCGACTGCACTTACTATCTGAGCCACAGCCATGGCAAATTGCATATCTTCACTTAACACAAACTTTCTCCAGACGTGAAAACGGGGCCATATGGCCCCGCTATTGAACTACCCGAATTTTAAACGCCTTCGTATTCGTCAAATTTTCTCATATGGGTTCCTCCTGTATCGGTGCCTAATCGCTATGGATTACCCGTAAGGTAATATTACGCGGTCCGAATACCTCTTGCAAGGTCGATGTTGATTTCGGTGGACATTACCGTAAGTAACTAGATGCTTAACACATCTACTAAAACGATAGCATTTCCGATACTTAAAGGCGCTTCCCTGCGCTCAGTATCAGAACTCAGAGGCGTTCTTGTTGATGTACTGCGCGTGGCTGCGTATGTCCTGCAGACAGCGGCTAACACCAACAATATAGCTCACCATAGTTGTGAATTCCGCCGAGGCGCCGGCGACATCATGACCATCTTCATCAAGCTGCTGCAGCAGGTTCATCAGTAGTGACTTCTCAGCCAGGCCAACAACACCCTCAGGGCAGTGGATCATCTCACGGTATCCCGGCTTGAGTGGGTAACTGTATGAAGGCTTATCCCCTTCCTTCATTGCCTCCAGAATGGCTGGCATAAAACTGGCCACAACCTTCTGAGCTTTATCCGCCGGTGATAGCTCCTCCCGCACGTAACGGCCTGTCTTGCGGATCTGAGGAAGCACTTCACTGGTAACCCATTTGCGGAATCGGTAGGGGATGGTGCCCGGCGTAACGGCATCCCGGCAGCGAAGGATTAAGGTGTAGAGGCCGGACTCATTTATGACGCTGACGTTTTGCGCTCCCTTGACGGTGTAAGTTGAACTTACCCCCTTCTCGTCATCATCTAGAGCTTTCAGAGACATGCGAGAGTTAGTGAGGCCAAGCGCCTTGCAAACATCTGATGCAGCAAACCATGGGTTTCCGTCGATATTAAACATGCGGATTGGTGTAGCTGACTCAAATTTAAAAACTGCGTCTGGGGATGGAGTGCTTTGAGAAGTCATAATGATCACCTTTGTAGTCAGGTTAATCACCACTTCTGAGACCAATCAGATGGTGGTGAACTGTGCAGAGTTGGTCTTACCGGCTACAAAGGACCCGGCGCACCTTTCGGCGCCCCCACACAGCCCACCATAGAATAAGGGTGCTATGTTTTACGCATAAAAAAACCGCTTGCGCGGTATATGCGCCTTTGTAGTATTCCGGGAGACCAATCCCGGCACCGGATTTTGCCGATGCCTGATCACTATGGCACAAGTAATATGCGTTGTAAATTTACCGCAAAGGTAATGATTTCATGCATTTTAGGTGATTTCAATTCTTATTTGGTTTGCTTTCTCAATTGCAGTGCACAGTAATCAAGGTGCGTTTGAAGATCACGCATCGACATCTGAGAGCTTGTAACGTAGTTAATGAGCGCAACAAGTTCAGCAAGCGCGCCGCTGACATCGTGCCCGTCTTTGTCCAGCTCCCTGAGTAAATCCATTAAATGCGAGCTCTCAACCAGAGAGCGAACGCCAGCAGGCGTGTGAATTCGCTCCGTGAAACCTTCTTCAAGAGGGTGATGGTACCGCTGCGACATCTCAACAACTCCACAAAAGCACTGTATGTATATACATATATCAAAACCTTACCACCATTTCCAGTGATGTTTAAATTACCCTTTAGGTAATAATGCCATTCAATAGTGTACGTTTTATTCATATAGGGATTGTCAGGTAATAGAATGACGGTAGTGCGGTGCGCCGGGCGCTGCGAAAATCGGAGATTTCTACATGACGGTCTCAACCGAAGTCGACCATAACGACTACACAGGTAACGGCGTTACCACGTCTTTCCCATATACGTTCAGGATTTTCCAGAAAAGCGATCTGATGGTTCAGGTAGCCGACCTGAACGAAAACATCACAGTGCTTACGCTTGACACTGACTACACAGTCACTGGCGCTGGAGGTTATTCAGGCGGTGCGGTGGTGCTGGCGTCACCGCTGGCAAATGGATGGCAAATCTCTATCTCCAGGGACCTTCCTGTAACCCAGGAAACTGATCTACGCAACCAGGGTAAGTTCTTTGCAGAAGTCCATGAAGACGCTTTCGATAAGCTGACGATGCTGATTCAACAGTGCTTTGGTTTCCTTCGCCTGGCGCTGCGTAAACCATCATTCATTGCTAACTATTACGATGCGCTGAACAACAGGATTAAGAATCTGCGTGACCCATCACAGGATCAGGACGCTGCTACAAAACATTATGTAGATGACAGCGTTGCAGGTTCAAATTCGCATGCAGACGATTTATTCAAGAGAACGCTACGTGTTCCAGAATCATCTGTTCAGCCCGTTCCATTTCTTGATATTCGAAAAGAAATGTTGCTTGGGTTTAATAGTTTTGGGGATCCGGTAGCAATTGCAGGGCAAACAGAGACGGCAGATCTGGCATTAAAGTTGGCTGCATATTTTGGCACATCCCTTATTGGCATGCCGTTATCAGGGAACCTATTTGATCTCGTTAAAAACATGGTTACACCAGCAATGTTTCATGCAAAGGCGGGTAATACAGATAACGGCGGCATTGGATTTGCACACGATAATTCATTGTGTTTCCAGAAAATGTTTAACGCTGTACGTGATAACGGCGGCGGATTAGTCATCATTGATGATGAGTATTGCGTTGATTTTTGTCTTTTCCCGCACACTAATACAACTGTGATGTTTGCGGGAAGGGGGGCTATGCAGTTTATTAACCCTCGTTCTGCAACAACTGGTAGGGGTGGTTTCATAATCGGGAGTAGCCGAGAATTTAACTTTGACCAGGCATGGAGCTTATATCAGTCTGGTAATTATCCAGGCTCGATTGTTAACGCTTCGTTCACTGATCCAGCACAGAAACAATATTTGCGTGATAATCAGCAATTTGTTCAGGCTGAGCGTGTTAATTTCATCAACCCAGTAATAAAAGCTTATTACACTGACTCTACTTATTGGGGCGGGTTTGCAATTAACTGTGTGAATGCTCAACACATCAGAATACTTAATCCAGTATTTAATGGATGGACTGAAGGTGTCAATGTGGGATCTGACGTTCCTCCGAATACTCCATCGTGTTATGACGTAAAAATTCATAACATGCGAGTCATTAAAGCCGATCTGGTTAGAACTTATTACGCCGGATTTTTCTTCGCAAACTCAACAAACTGCGAGATATCAGAGGGATCGTTAGAAACCCCTCTGACAGCAGGTACAAGCAACGGTAGCTTTGGTGCGACAAACTTCACTGAAGATTGTGTGATTAGAGATATCAACGTTCCTAATCTGGGGCGTACTGTATCTTCTGAAGGCATTTTGATAAACAACACTAAGGGTTGTTTGGTTAAAAACATAAAAATGGGTAATGCGAAATCTGCCGTAAGTACATTTTATGTAGATGCAACAACTAATGATGCAAATAACCCAAACTTTATAGACGGGGTTGAGGCGAACAATTGCGACCAGGCTCTGGCTGTAACTGGTAAATACGCATTATTTTCTAACGTAAAAGCTGTCAACTGTCTGCAGGAACTGTTTTTCAGAAATGCCAATGCAACCGGAAACAGATTTAAAAGCAACCCAGACTGGATCACTATCAGTAATCAAAGTGCAAACCTAAATTATTGGTACCTGATTAACAATACAGTTAGTGGCTGGCGTAGAAAATATACAGGGTTACGCCCCCCTGATATTTTAGGGACGCCATTCGCTTCACTATCTTCATGGAATTCTAATAATTCGGTGAAATTTAATAGTGGGGCAACGGGTACATTCCTCTATAAAATACCTGAAAGCATGAATGCAGTGTCAGGGTTTACTGCTTATGGAGACTTTAGCGTTGGCGCTGCAGCGGCTGCTACTGATTCCGTATGTACGATAGATGTTATTTCAATGGCAGCTGTAGATGGGAACCAGACGGCACCAGTCATTCTTCTTACCGCATCAGTTTCTGCGCATTCTAATGGCGATGGAATATGGTCACTTTCTGCAGATGTTCAGTCCACATCTCCTGGCTATCTTCCAATGGAAGGTGCTGCGAGTGGGGTAGATAATACCATGTATCTCCGTGTTACATATTCAAATGGTGTAGCAAACAACACCTTAAAAGAAATTGGTTTACGTCACTATGGAGTATAAAAAATGAAAGGCACAGATACTAAGCAGGTTGATTATTTATATCGTGGAATTATGGATTATTTCAGTGGCATGTCTGGGCTGGACATAACTATTGAGCAAATTTCGGCAAGGGACAAGTTTATTGCGGATAGCGCCATAGTTTGTGATGACTCTTTAGATGAAGAGGTTATTAGTCTTCATGATGAGTTCGTGTCAGCCGATGGGGATCCGTTAAAGCAGAAAGAAATTATAGAGAGGACTATAGCACTTCTTCACCCTTCATAATTATTACCATTTATTCAGATTCGGATTATTGTGTATGATGAACTTACCAACTATAGGAGGTAAATCATGCACAATAAACGGTGGTCACCATGTCTGCAACGCTAACCGCTGACACAATAAATCAGGGGCTTAGCTATGGCGCGCTGGCGGCAGTTATCGCTGGCGTCCCTCCCGAGGTTGCGCTTGGCTCCCTGGCAGGGGCGGTAATTTTTGTTACCTCAGCTGTTGAGTATCCTGTCAGGCGCCGCGTTCTACTTTCACTTCTCAGCTTCCTCTGCGGGCTTCTCTTCTACAAACCAACAGCCTCGATACTAATCGGGCTTGCCAGCATGATACCGACAATCACGCAGGACTCTTTTGAAAGAGGAATCGTGTATTCCGCCGGCGCGTTCGTCGCGTCTATCGTGGCGGTGCGGGTTGGCATATGGCTGTATCACCGTTCTGATAATCCACGCGATTTAATCCCTGGAGGAAAAGACGATGACAGGTCATGATCTGTTGCTAATAACCAATGCCCTTATATGCGCAGGAATTGCGTTCAGGGTGATGTTCTTCCAACGCAACGGATCGCGCCACCGCCGGTGGGGTGGATGGATTGCCTACTTCCTGATTGTGTCGGCCGCCAGTATCCCGGTACGAGCCATTTACTCACTTCTCTATCACTTCCCCATGACCGCAGATCTTTCTGAGGTCGTTATCAATGCTGTGATGCTGGCTGCCGTTCTGAAAACTCGCGGCAACGTCGTGCAAATATTCAAAATATCGAGGTCTCAACATGGACATTAATCAATTCCAGAAAGCTGCTGGTATTAACCTGGCGCTGGCGACACGCTGGCATTCTCACATTGTTGCAGCCATGAAAGAGTTTGGCATCAGCAAGCCTGATGATCAGGCAATGTTTATTGCCCAGACCGGGCATGAAAGTACTGGCTTTACCCGGCTTGTAGAAAGTTTCAATTACAGCGTGGCCGGCCTGGCCGATTTTGTCCGCGCCGGTCGGCTAACGCAGGGTCAGGCAAACTCTCTTGGCCGCCGGCAGGGCGAACCATCTTTACCACTGGAACGCCAGCGCGCGATCGCCAACCTGGTGTACAGCAAACGCATGGGTAACAACGGGCCAACAGATGGCTGGTTTTACCGCGGGCGCGGACTTATCCAGATCACCGGCCTGAACAATTACCGGGACTGCGGCAGCGGCCTGAAGGTGGATCTTGTGCAGCAGCCAGAACTGCTGGCGCAGGACGAGTATGCTGCTCGCAGCGCGGCGTGGTTCTTCGCTACCAAAGGATGCATGAAGTACACCGGTGACCTGGTGCGCGTCACGCAGATCATCAATGGCGGGAAGAACGGCATCGATGACCGGCGCGCGCGGTACATCACAGCGAGTAAGGTGCTGGCGGTATGATCTGGGCATTCGTCAAAGCGTACTGGAAACAGTTGCTTATCGTGGTGATGCTTGCTGCTCTGGTGTTCGGTGGCATGATTGCCTGGAATGTTCACAGTGACAGGCAGTACGACGCCGGGTACGCACAGGCAAAGGCAGACCGCAAAGCAGAAGATGAGAAAGCTCGTCAACATGACGAACAGGAGAAAGCAACCAATGAACGAGAAGCGCAGCAGAGGATCGACCAGGCGCGCAATGATGCTCTTGATGCTGCCGCTCGCGCTGGCAGGTTGCAGCAGCAGCTCGTTGCCATCCGTGAGCAGCTCAGGCAGTATAACGCCACTGTCGGCGCTGGGTCGTCAGCCGCAGACACCGGAATTTTGCTTACCGACGTGTTCGAAAAATCTCTCGAACGAAACCGACAACTGGCAGAATACGCTGACCGGGCAGCAGAAGCCGGAAGGGTCTGCGAAAGGCAGTACGATCAACTGACGAAACAGGGTACTGTTTCCCGGTGA